GACGAAACAACGGCAACCGATAACGCTTCGCGGGTCATTCTCATTCCGCTTGTTGATAAGGTGGTCGAGTAGTGACTTGGCTTAATACGTCGGTACAAACTGGTTTTGCTCGGTCGGCATCGGAGGCGATGTTTCCTCGTCTTTTCCCCGATGTTGGATGGTTGTGTCCGTCGCTTAATCCCGCAATGGGTGGCTCTCGATTGTGGGATTTTAGCGTTCGCCAAAGTTGGGGGGTTATGAATGGGTTTACCGGGGCAAGCTGGCAAACCAGTTTCGGAAAATCTGCACTTAATTTCACTGGCTCTGAGTACGTCGATTCGATTTCAGATTCGCCATACCGAAACGGATGGGCGGTATCTATTTGGGTTAAATCGTCATCGGCGGCATCAAATACGAGAGTGGCTTTTGGGATCGGCAACAGTTCTTCTGTTCCTGATTTCGGTTTGTTGCCAAACAGAAATGGGACGGTGCAAGTCTATTTGCCTGACGTATATCGAGATTCTGGAATCGCATCGAGCACAAACTGGACGCATGTAGCCATGATTCGCGGACAGTCTACCAGCGGCACTTTGGTGGTTAACGGCAAAGTTTTTTCTGCGAATGCGAATACTTCAGCAGGGGGTGCATTAACTATTCGCATTGGAAACTGGGGCAACACAACGGCGAGTTCGAGTGGCTACCAAGGTCTGATCGATGATGTTCGGTTGTTCGGGCCTTGGCTTACTGTATCTGATGCGATTGATATTTATCGCATCGGTCGCGGTAACATGCCACTAAGACGCAGGCGAAGATACACGGAGCAGGCAGGCGGATTCAAAGGCTATTGGGCTCGAAACAATTCACGTTTGATAGGGGCTGGAAATGTATCCTCGTAATGCGGCGAGTCCTCAGCGAATCGCGATTGGAGTTGTTGTGCAAATCAGCGATGGAGCTGTGCAAACATCTGGCGTGACGGTTCGAGTCTTGCCTTTCGGAGGCTCTGAGTCAGACGGTGGCGGGACTACTGCTTACTCTACCGATGGCGTGGTTGTTTACACGCCAACGCAAGCCGAGACCAACTACACATCGTTCGTGTTGATTGCAAAGAAAGCGAGTTGCATTCCGGCTAGCGTGACTGTAGTTACTTCGGAATCGACTGTTAGCGGTCGGGTCTATGTTGACACAAACGGCGACAAGACAGGCTACAAGCTTGCAAGCGATGGCTTGGCTCTTGTAACGGCTCCGATTGCTAATGCGGTTTGGGACGAAGTGCTAACCGGCGCAACTCACAACATCGCTTCATCAGCGGGGCGAAGATTGCGGCAGTTGGCTAGCGTTATCGTGCGGGCAGGGACAGCACAGGGGCCAGGGACGGGAAATAATCAGATCCAACTTGATGCGGGTGCGAGTTCGATCAATGGTGATTACGATCCTAATGTGATATTCATTGAAACCGGAACAGGTGCAGGGCAGTCTAGGCTCATTTTGCAGTACAACGGCTCGACCAAGGTCGCAACCGTTGATCGAGATTGGAGAGTTAATCCCGACAATACCAGCGAGTTTGTTATTCTTGCCGACGCAGGCCGAAACTCAGTCAACGAGGGGTTAGCACAAGGTGGTACATCGACCACGATCACGCTTAACGCAAGTGCGTCGGCAATTGATGATGCCTACAATGGGCAGCTAGTTTTTATCCGCAGCGGAACGGGCCAAGATCAAGTTGGGCTCGTCGAGGATTATGTCGGCTCAACTAAAGTTGCAACGATCCGTACGCGATCGGCAACAGGTCAATGGGCAACTGTGCCTGATACAACCTCGGCTTATATGATGATTCCAAACTTGACCTTCACAGTGAGTGAGATTCAGTCGGGCTTGGCTACTAGCACAGCGTTGGCCGCCGTGGCGACCAACGTTACAGCCTTAGTTAATCGAATCCCCGCAACCTTGTTTGCGGGGATTACATCCCTAGCAAACTGGCTTGGAGCCATCGCAGGTAAGACCGCTGACTCGACCACTCGCTCGCAGATCAACGCTACAGCAGCCGGGGCGAGCTTCAACGAGACGACCGACTCGCTCGAAGCGATCCGCGACGCTGGTGGAGCTGGCGGTGGTGGTGCTGGGGGCGTCACTAACATCACGGTTGAAGATAGAAGCATAACACTGGAGTAATTATGTCTCGTGTCATAAGAAAAGTGTTTAAGGTTGACGGCGTTCCAACTAACGTAACGTCAGCGTTGCTTTCTGATCCAACCGGGACGTATGGTGTTAAGCGAAACGACACCAACGCTGTTGTTGTTGCTGACGGGACAGCAATGACTCTAGTATCTACTGGAACCTACCAGTATGAGTTTACTGATGCGGTGAATGTCGCTTACACGGCATACGTCGAGTTTGTTTATGACGGCGCAACTTATCACTTTGAGTTGGACTTCCCAGCCAGAACGAGTGCGACAGGTGGCGGCCCGATCAGCTACTCAATCTTGGTAAACAGGGTCGGGCACTATCTTTTCGGCGCAGAGGCAGGTGCATCCTTCACTCAGGAGCAGCTTACCAGGATCGTTTATTGCATCACTGACGGTCTTCGTCGTGTTTACGCAGCGCATGATTGGTCGTTTTTCAAACCTCTGGTTGATGTCACAACCACTGCCCCGTACGCAACCGGGACTGTAACGATCGCTTCGGGTGTGGTAACGCTCGTCGGCGGGACTTTCCCTTCATGGGCGGCTAATAGCATTTTGAGGGTAAACAACAAGTATTACTCGGTGGCAAGTCGCTTGAGCAACTCTCAGATATCTCTGGATGACACGACCGTTACGGTTTCGAGTGCGTCGGCATACCAGATCGCCAGAACCGATATCCCGATGGATGTAGCGTTTGATTCGGTCGCCAATGACAGCGAATTGACGTACTATCCAGGGCCAGATCAGTGGTTTCCGTCTGTTTGCAATCGGCATGACGCGACGATCAGGAAGCTTGAGACAACAAACCCTGAGTTTGGTCGTCCGGCTTACTACTCTGTCAGAACCGACAGATTCGACCCAAACGTCGGCAGCCGCAAGTCACTGGCATTTTATCCGGCTCCGGATGCGGCTTATGTGCTCCGAGTTCCAATGATTTTGCGTCCCGTAGACCTGAGCGATGCAAATCCGTACCCAATTGGAGGGGAAATGCTCAGTCAGGTGTTTTTGGAGGCTTGCTTGGCTGCCGCAGAGCACAATTACGAGGAAAGAGAGCATGTCCACGAGAAAAGATACTTGGAAATGATTGCTCTGGCGATCAGAAACGACCAGGATAGGTCGAGCCCGACAAGCTTAGGGCAAGATATGCCTCGTGGAACTTATAGCAAATTCAGCGTTTTCGATTACAATTACCGCAGTCGCGAGCAACGAATAGGCAGACTGACAATCGAAGGAGATCCGCAGTGACAACCGCACGATACAGCAATTCAATCGAAAATCTGGACGTTGGCAGCACTCTTGCCGCAAGCGATGCGATCATTTACGGCGACTTTGAAAGAGGCATGGTACACATACCCTCTGGATCCTCGCTGACGACACTTACTTGGTATTCCAGCATCAGCGAAGCCGGAGTTTACCTTGCGGCTTACACCGAGTCTAACTCTGCTATCACCACAACGGTTGCGGCTGGTCGATCGTATCCGATCCCAGAAGCGTTGGCTGGTGCAAGGTTCTTAAAGATCACAGGCAATGCCGCTGGCGTTGTTGGGGTTACGTTGAAGGATTAGTTTTTGCCCAAGGGGAAAATCATGTCGGCTCATAACGATTTACACGAATTGCTCATGGCGTTTATGCCTGGAGGCCCAGGTAGAGTGCCTTTGGTCGCTTCTGCCACCGGAACCAAGATGTCGGATGAGGCTTTCATTCAGATGGTTATCCCGACTTGGGGTAACGCGAATAACATTCTCATTTTGCCTGCTCCGGTTCCCGGTAGGATTGTCATTGTCGCTGGCGCTGCCACTGGCGGTGAGTTGCGAACGACGGATCCGGCAACGATCGCGATCAACGGCGGTTCTGGTGCTAACGCTGAGTCAGCAGTCGCGGCAAACCAGATGGTCGTTCTGTTTTGCGAGTCTGCTACCTCATGGAAAGCGCTAACGATCGCTAGCAATGGAACCGTAGCGGGTCTTGAAGCTGCTGCGTAATTGGTGACATGGCTACAAGCAAAGAAATACTTTTCCCATCGGGCGTTAATCGCCGCCTGTCTTTTCGCCAAAGCGTAGGCAGGCGGGAGAGGTATTTTTGTCCTTGGGCCGTGAATTGCAGAACGGAAGATTTTCAGGGTCGCCTTCGCGGTGGCTCTTGGGTTCAGGCTGGTGCTTCGGCTGTACCTGCAACCGAAGATCGGTACTTGACCGATAGCGCTGGTAATAAGATCACCGACTCAAGCGGCAATAGGATTGTCGTGAGTACAGGTGTCGCTGCGGTTCACAGTGGTGGTACGGTTTACGTGACTCCAGGATCCAGTGCTCCGAATAGCCATCCTTCGCAGTGCATATACCGAGATCGCTTCATTCGTCCTTCCGGGAGGGCGATTTTCGCTAGTAGGCAATCAAACCACTCCGATTGGTCGCTCAGCGCTGATGTCAGCGATTTGATGCGTCCATTCGTCATGCAGTTGTCCGAAGCTGGTGAACTAGGGTCTGATGTGGTTTCGCTGATTCCACACAAAGATGCCTATTTGCTGGCGGCAACAAGTGGTTCACTATGGGTTGTCCAGGGTGATCCGGTTGCAGACGGAACGCTTCGAAACATCTCGCGGGAAGTCGGTATGGTAGGTGCGAAAGCTTGGTGTCGCGATCACCTCGATCGCTACTACTTCCTTTCGTCGCATGGTCTTTACACGGTGTCGGCTTCTGGCGACGGCTTGCAGGCGTTGTCCGAGGATGCGATTCCTGAGCATTTGACGAACGTTACGAACGTTAATACGGTGCTCGAGTACGATCACGAATCGAGAGCCGTTTATATTCACATACCGTCCGCAGCGGTGTCCTGGATGTTTGACACGGAAAGGCAGGAGTTCTGGCCGTTCAAGGTTGGGCACTCAGGATCCTATGTCGCGATCGGGCCGGTGCTGATGGGAAACGGAAGCACCTATGGAAGACTGATCCAATTGCACGGTGTCACCGCCTCTGGTAGTGTGAACGTGACTTGGAGAGTTATGGTTGCTGACACGGCTGAGCAGGTCAGCATCAACGCCAAGGCGGCTATTGAGGCATTGATTGCAGGGACTACGCCTGCGGCTGTCCACAGCAGCGGAACCTGGACTGCGGGAGTGAACCACCGTAGTTATCCAAGAGCCAGAGGAAAGTACATGATCCTTCTTTTGTCTGCTCCAAGCGGGAATTGGGCATGGGAAGGTGCAAACGCAGTGATGGAGCCCTCTGGGGCGTGGAGATAGACATGCCTGATGTAAGTTTTGCAGATTGGGTGGCTGGTCTTGCGGTAGATACGCTTACAGGCCCAGAGAAGATTCCATTGCTCGATGGAACCTCGTCTCGGCACGCCACTGCGGCTTTGCTTGCTGCTTTTGCGGTCGATCAGCTTCACCAAGCCTCGGTGATCACAACCCTCGCCGACACCGATGAGATAGTCGCCTTTCAGTCGGATGTGGAAAAGATCCTTACAGCGCAGAATTTCTTCAGTTGGGTGGTCGATAAACTTGAAGCGATAGATACAAGCACCACGATTGTCTCGGGCGATAAGTTGGTATTCAATGATGGGGGTATCCTCAAGCAAATCGACATTGATAATGTCAAGGCGTTTCTCGACTCCTCGGTGACGGCTCTTGGGGCCGAGATCGCTGGTCTTGCTACGGCTACGCTGGCGGATTCGGATCAGTATGTCGTGGCTCAGTCGACAACCGCGAAAAAGACTACGTTTTCAGCGATCGCAGCTCGCGTCCACTCTCAATTCCTGGCTTACACGGCTAGCTTGCCGGCCATCGCAACCCTCGCAGACGGTGACACCTTCTATGCGAGCGACAGCGGTGTAGCGAGCAAGGTTACTGCCTCGACGATTGCCACCTACGTGCAAGGCAAGGTTGGTGCTGATGTTGTATCTGGTGCCTGGGATACCTACTCGGCGTTGGGGGCGGCAGCAAACGCTACTGATGTGTTCTTGCTCGAGCGAAGCGGTACTGGCAGGACAGCTACGGGTGCGAATATCGCCTCGTATGTGGTCGGAACGCAAAACAGTGCAGCCAGTGCCGTGGCGGCGGTTGCTGGCGACAGTTTCTTGATATTCCGATCGGGAACCCAGCTTAAATTGGACGTTGGTCTACTTTCGACTTATGTCCTGGCTTCTGGGTGGTCAGCCACAAGCGGAAATCCAGTCGCTACTGGCGACAAGGTGATCATTGGTCGCGGTGGAGTCACCTACAGCGTCACAGTGGATCAACTCAAGACGTTCGTCAGTGCGGGTGTTCAGGCTGGCGTTTTGGATCTCACAGGTCTTTCCTCTGCTTCTCTTGCATCTGGATCGCTTTTCCTGGTTGGGGATAGCACGACACCTAAGAAAGCGACATTGGCAGAGCTCGAAACGAAGCTTTGGACGGACTACCAAACTTACGTCTCTGGTTTGACGGCACTCACAACGCTTGAGGATGCTGACACGTTTTACGTGATCGAAGGGACTACACCAAAGAAGATTACTGGCGCAAACATCGCCTCCTACATCGAAACTGAGATGTGGGACAAGGCTGACGCAAGTCCTGCGGTTCAAGCTGGTGACGACCTTTGGATGCGAAGATCGACGACAAGCTACAAATTGGACGTTGGGGCTCTGGCTACCTACGTGGCTGGTATTGTGACTAGCAGTATTGATATGGGCGGTTTGAGCAGTGCAACGCTTTCGGATAGCGACTTGTTCTTGGTGGACGAGGGATCAACTAACACAAAGGTTACGCTCGCAAATC